ACCAGAGTCACGCACTAGAAATCTTTTAGAAAAAACAGCTGGTCAAGCAGCTAAAGCTAGATTAGAAGATTTACTTAAAGATGCAGACTTACATGTACATAGCCACGGAAAAGGCAAGTACGGAAGAATATTAGGTGTGCTGTATGACGGAAAGAAAAACATATTTACTACCATGTTAAAGGAAGGACACTTGCGTGAGTACGATGGCGGTAAACGGGAGCCGTGGTTCTAGCATTTCTTCTTGTTGTTTTGGTCGAAGGACAGGTTGTGTCAGATGATAAAATGCTCTTTCGTAACATCCACAGGTGCAATGTTTTTAGTAGCGCAATTGAGCAGGGTAGGTGGAGTAATAAACACCGTCCTTACTATCGTCAACAAAATATTACGGCTTACTGTATCCCTAAAAGAGTTAACAAAAACCAAGTCTTCTACGACTAAAGGAGGTTCTATGTGGCAAATGAGTGCTTTACTTGGTGTTGGATTAATAGTTATGTCTGGTGCATTTAAACTGTACTACGATAAATCAGAAGCACAAAAACAAACAATGGCTGCAGAACTAAGACAAGCAGCTGATAATGAATTGTTATTAGAAAACAGTATCAAACAACTCAATAATCAAGTGATACAAGCAGAAGAAGATAAACAAAGAGCCTTTGAAAAAATCAACACGCTCCAAGAACAAAACAATCAAGCCCGTGAAGAAGTTAGTAAACTTAAAAGTAAATTTGATAAGCACGATATAAATATGTTGAGCTTACGCAAACCTAAATTAATCGAGAATATAATTAACAAAGGAACAAAGGAGGTGTTAGGTGAATTTGAAAGTATTACTTCTCCTGCTGCTAACTTGTAGTGGCTGCAGTTTAATAGGAAACGGACAGTACACACCAGAAACTAAAGCGGTAGAAGTAGTAACTATCACAAAACCTGCTGCGGTATATCACCCACCTCTCCCTAATAAAATCAACACAAAACCTGTTGAATGGAAAGTTTTAACACCAGAAATTATGGATGAATACCTCACAGATTTAAAAGAAGGCAACGCACCTACCAATGTTTACTATGGCGTTAGCCCTGTTGGATATGAAAACTTATCTGTTAACATGGCAGAAATAAAAAGATATATTCGTCAGATTTTATCTATAGTAACCTATTACAAAGAGCTAGATGAACCAGAGAATAAAGATGAATAAAGAACTTGAACCAGGAAGTGAGTATGAAAAGTACGATGCTGACGGTGATGGTGTGGTAACAGATGCGGAACTCGCTACTACAGAAAGATTACAAGCTCTTGAAATAGCTAATGAAAAAGCCGAGGCGCAAAAGAACATGTGCTGGTTCGCCCTATTCGGTATGCTCCTCTACCCAAGTGGCATTGTTATCACATCTTTTTTAAAATTGGACCAAGCTGCGTCTATACTCGGAGACATTGCGTCCGTATATTTTATCAGTGTGTCGGGGCTAATCGCAGCCTTTTTCGGCTTCCAAAGCTGGAACAACGGCAAAAAATGATTGAGTTAGCAATAGGAATTACCATAGGTTATATACTAGGAAAATACGTATGGCGGTAGATATAAAGGTTCTCTATGATGAAATAGCAAGTGATGAGGGCAAGGTGCTTCATGCATATCTCTGCACAGAAGGTCACGCTACCATTGGTATAGGACATAAAATTCTTAACACAGATCCAGAAGTTAGTCTGCCTATTAGAGATGCTTACGATAGTGCGCCAGCAGAAGACAGTATTACAGAACATAGATGCTACGAGTTATTTCAAGAAGATGTGCAGCTTGCTATAAATGGTTGCCGTAGAATATATAATAGCTGGGAGGAACTACCTCAAGAAGCCCAGCACATTCTTGTTAATATGTGTTTCCAAATGGGGCCAACTGGTCTTGGTAAATTTAAACACATGAACCAAGCGGTAGAAGATCAAGCTTGGGGGCAGGTCGCACTTGAAATGGACGACAGTAGGTGGAGTAGACAAACTCCAGAAAGAAGCAAACGTTTACGATTACGAATGCTTAAACTAGCAGACAGAGACGATTAGGAGCTATCATGCATAAAGGTAAAAAATGTTTTATTAATGCACCACCAGGAAAACCTATCCGAATGGAAAACAAAAAGCCCAACAAAGGTTACTCAAAGAAAAAGAAAACTAACGCTTAGAGGCTAAGATAGTTAATCCACCTGCTCCTCTACGCCAACGGGACGTACCAGAAATAGACGCTGCTCTCCACACTAAATAGTATTTATCGTTGGCTGTTGGTGTGCCAAATTGAAATTGCACCGCACCATTTGTACTGGTGTTATTGTCACCATCTATTATAACCTGTGTGCCATTTGGGTTTCCCCCAATGCTATCTCCTTCTGACAAAGTAGATGTTGATTTATGAATTGCTAAAAATAAATCAGTATCACTTCCATTGTTTATAACAAGAAAACCTAATGTACCTATACAAGTTACTGCTGTAGGAAAAGGAGAAGAAAAAGCAGGTTGATTACCATAAACACCTGCTACTCTCCATGTAGTATTAACCAAAGCAGTAGAAGCATAACTCGCTGGGTCGGTGTCAATAAAAGAAATTCCTGCCCATTGATTAGTTACAGGTACAGTAATTGCATTGCCTTTAACCTGTAACGTATTAACAGTAGCATCCCGTATAAATGTGCTAACTGTTCCTTCACCAATTCGTCTAGGTGCTTTACCTATATAAACGTTTGTATAAACAGTAGTACCACTATTAGATAATACTCTTAACTTTGCATACCTAACATTACTAGGTACAGCTTGTACTGCTATTGCTATATTTGATACAACTTGCCAATCACTGCCTGTAGCAAAATTAGAAGCTACAAAAGTAGACCGATTAGACTGATAACCAATAATACCCACTTGGCAGTTAGCTGTTGAAAGACTTGTACCTTCTAATTCAATGTATAAATTTTCTCCTTCTGTAACAGGAAAAAATTCTGATTGAATATATGACCCATTAGGTATAGTAACTTGCCCATCAGCAAAAGTTACTGTGCCACCACTTTCATTTTTTGTCCAACCTGCACCTAAAACTGTGGTTAACGTATTGTTGGTAATTTGAGTTTCATTTGGGTTATCAGGATTTGTTTGTTCTGCACTAAAATCACCATTGTTAATTAAAGAACCACCCGTACCATATGAAGCACTACCTGCTCTAAAAAGCTCTGTTGCCCCATCAGCTGCAACAATTTTCATGCCACGCAACTCACCGTACTTAGCGTGCATTAAACCATTACCGTCTACAGAAAAAGCTTTTACTCTATTAGTACCACTATGCGTCCACGTTCTAGGATTATTAGCATCAGTTTTATTTATGCTACCAATATTAATTGTCCCAGCATGAATATTTGGTGCATCCATTACAACTGAAGCTTTTATAAAATCACCTACTATGCTGCCAGCAAGTAAAATTGATATAGTCGCTTTATTAATAAAAGCGGTATTCATGTAAACACCAGCAGGAATTACCAAACCTGTAGTAGAATCAGTATATGCAGACGTTACTGCAAAAGGGACAAAACTAGCAGCAGGATTACCATTAGCTAAACTACCATCTCCAACACCTTCATAAGTATCTGGGTCTATTATTGCAAAACGATTTGCTGCAACAATAAAAGCAGATGTTGTTGTCCCACTATTAGTTACATTTGATAAACCAAATCCTGAAACATATTGCCCGTCTTGCGCACCTGTTGCTATTTTTACAGTGTACTGATTACTTAACGTGCCAATTGAAACAGTGCTTTGCCCGTTAGCCAATGTTTGACCTGGAATTTCTGCTAATAAAGTTTGTGTTAATTGACTGCTAGTAATTTGTGAAGTTAATGACGTAAGTAAAACATTTACATCTGTTGCCGTTGATCCTGTTGTTCCTGAACTAGCGTTAAATGGCCCTATTTCCCCACCTGCATTAACATGCCTAATCCAATAATAAAACGTTGTACCTGCTACACTGCCTACAGGATCAACAAAAGTGCTACCAGAAGACGTACCAATAAAAGAAGCAGCCGTTAAATCATTTGATGTATGTCTCCATATTTCTGTAAATGAATGGCCTTGGTACGTAAAAGGAAACGCCCAACTTAAAGATATATTTGCATAACCAGAAGTAACAACAAAGCTAGTAGGTGCAGTTGGTGTATTTAAATTAGGTATTACAGTAGGGTTAGTAAATCCAATGTTATCAACCGTTGGGTTGTTAGGATCAAAAGGTGTGCTTTCTAATTCTTTAGCTAAACCACTATCAATTAACTCTCGTAGCGTAACTGCACGATCTCTGGGATCACCTCGTTGTCCATTACGTACTTCAATTGTTTCTTGTAGTGCTTCAAGATAACGTCTTAACTCTGGACTGGCATCTCGTGGAACCCTACCCACTCCAGGCAATATAGTTGCTCCAACAAGAACAGGGTTACGTGTGCCATAAGTAGTCATGTTGCATTAATCTCCGCAATACTTTGAGACAAACAAACCTCGTTAATGTTTACTGCACCTGACACTTCTACCTCCCATTCTGTGCCTATTGCACTAGGCAACCGCATCGTAGGAGCTTGTAATGTCACATTACTAATACCATTAGGTGTAGATGTTTCCTGAGTAAACACGTTACCCGTTTTAGTTATGTTGTAATCAGCAATAACAGTGCCGTCCACCCAGACTCGTATTCGATTCTTTGTGCCTGACGCTGGGTAACTGTCTGCATGTATATGCACCCATGACATAGACACAGGGTTAGGTGCTACAAACTTCTTACTTTTCCATGTAGCTGTTTGATTCGTTGTGCTGCCCCGATACCTTCGCACGTTGCTTGCAATAATAAGGTCTAACTCCCCATCTTTAGGATTATAGAAACCTCCACGCACCGCTGCCGAACTGGTTGTAGTAGATATAGCTGCTTCTTGCGCTCGTG